AGAAGCTCGACTGCGAAGAGCAATCGACGCAAGTCAAGCTCCCGCCTTGCGCGGGAGTCTTGGCGTCGGTGACTGCGACGCTCACTCGCGAAGGCCACACAGCGGTGCCGCTAGTGCTCACCGAACAGCCGAACGACCTGATTACGGTCGCCATCCAAGACCCCCTGCCTGCGAATGTACCGTTCCCCAAGCGCGGCATCTGGCGCTTGAACATCCAGACACCTTGCGGCTGCTACGAAGCGCCTGTGTACGTCGACTGCCCTGCCCCCGCGTTCGTGGCAACCCACACCCCGACACTGGTCAATGGCCCCAGCACCGAGTGCTGCATCCCTGAAGATGCGCTGACGTTCACCGTCACCAGCTTAGGCCCCCCGACCCTCGAAGCGGAAGGGTATCCCGATGCTGTGTTGCTCATGGATGACAGCGCTGCGTATGCCGTGCGCCTCGGGGTAGTGGCGCCGACCCTTGGGTATCGGTGGGTGAACGAAAGCGGCGTCGTGCTCGCAGCAGGCACGTTCGGAGCACTCGGGACGACCGAGTACCACGATGTCGACATCACCTGCGCGACTTACGCGCTGCTGCCCCCTGAAGAGGATTGATCAATGAGCAGTGTACTGGTTGAAGTCGACGACCAAGCCTACGGGTGGTTCGATAGCGACTCCGCGTTCGCGATACCGCTTTACGAGCACATCAAGCTCAACGGGCGCAGCGGTGCACTCGCGGCTTTTGGGCTGACGTCGAGCATGCTGCAAGTCATCATCCCCGGGTCGTTACCTGCTGGGGTCGTGAGTCTCGCCGACGATGCAGGCGGCAGCGCGCTGATCGAGGTCAACGCACCGGGAACCTACACGTTCGACTATGAAGTGCTGCTGCCGGTTGACTGGCTGCATACTGCAGCCCCGGGAAGCGTGCTCACAGGAACGATCACGCTCACGCGCTTCGCGAATGCAGCCGAGGTGCTGATCGAGGCCGCGCCGCGTACAGTCACGGCTGTCGGTGAAAGCAGCATCTCAGTGGAGCCGCAGGCCGCGTACACGATCAATGGGGTTCCAGCGCGCAACACAGACTTGGCGCTTTCGATTTCGGTTGCTGTTCCTGTGTTACCTCCGGAAGTGAGCAACGTGCTGTTCGGCGGAACGTATGTCGTCTTCGCAGAGCACGGCGGCACGATCACGCTCGATTACGAAATCACCAGCGGAGTCGCCGGGCATCTCGTGACTGAAGGAAGCGATTCCCTGTCTTCGGCAACCGTGACCATGGAAGGGGTGCTTGTCACGCTTGCCAACAACACGTTCCAAGCAGAAACGCGCGAAACAGCCGTGATCGCCAACGTCTTTGCCAATGACCTGCTCCCGGTCGGTTGGGATTACAGCCTTGAACTGGTCGAGCCTGTGCAGCCGATGCACACCGGTTGGCCGCTGGCGATGGCCCCTGCGGAGGGGCTGGAAATCGATGCGTACGCCGCTGCACCCAGTGCAACGATTGCGCTCGAAGCAGAAGCTGAAGCAGGCGTGCTTTACACCCAGCTTTACATGCTGCGCATGGGCTCCGGCGGTGAAAGCAGCGTGCTGCTGAATCCTGCCAGTGCCACGCAAGCCAGCGTCGTGCTGTCGTTTGAAGGCGCGGGGCCGGGTGAACCCACGGGCGCCTGCATGGGCGTGCCTGTGTTCTCCCATTCGATCCCCAGCTGCGCATGACCCAAGTCCTGCTACCTGCATACGACTGGGAGCCCCGCGAGCAGCAGCTTGCGGGGTGGAATGCCTTGATGGAAGGCAAGAAGACCGTCGTGCTCGCGTGGCACCGCCGCATGGGCAAGGATGAAGTCGCGCTGCACAACGCCGCGATCAAGGCGATGCAGCGCGTCGGCAACTACTGGCACATGCTGCCGATGCAGGAGCAGGCACGCAAAGCGCTATGGGAAGGCGTCAATCCGCGCACGGGGCGCGTGCGCTGGAAAGACGCATTCCCGCCCGAGATCATCAAGCACGTCGACAATCAGGCGATGAAGGTCACGTTCCAGAACGACTCGACGTGGCAGCTGCTGGGGTCGGACAACTACAACTCGCTCGTGGGCGGCACGCCCATCGGCATCACCATGTCCGAGGCCGCACTTGCCGACCCCGCGGCGTTCGGCTTCTTCCGCCCGATCATCTTGGAGAACAACGGCTGGTCGCTGCACATCTCGTCGGTGCGCGGCCGCAACCACTTCAAGAAGCTGTTCGACAGCGTGGCCACCGATCCCGACGGCTTCGCCCAGCTGCTATCGGCCGAAGACACCGGCATCTTCAACACGCTGCAGCTCGCGGCCGAGCGCAAGTTCTACATCGATTTCTATGGATCGGCCTACGGCAACTCGCTCTTCGAGCAGGAATATCTGTCCAGCTGGGACGCGGCCATCATCGGCGCCGTGTGGGGCGACGAGCTGAAGACGCTGCGCCTCGAAGGGCGCGCGGCTCCCTTCATCTACGACCCACGCTTCCCGGTGTACACGTCGTGGGACATCGGCGTCGGCGACCCCACCTACGTGCTGTTCTGGCAGGTCATCGGCAACCGGCCGCGCCTGATCGACTGGTACTCGTCAACCGATACCGGCGTCGAGCACTACGCCGAAGTGCTGAGCAAGAAGCCGTACTACTACGCCAAGCACATCGGGCCGCACGACGTCATCAACCGCGGCGGCGGCAACGCGACTTCATGGTTCGAACTGGGCCGCAAGGTCGGTTTGAACTTCGAGCGCATGGATAACGTCGCCAAGCATGACAGCATCGCGGCAGGCGCCTTCGTGATCCGGCAGATGGAGATCAACATCGCCGATGCGAAGGTCGAAGACCCGATGGATGACTGCGAGTTCATCCTGAGCGCCCTGACCCAGTATCGCTTCACGTTCGACCAAGAACGCAAGGTGATGTCCAAGAACCCGGTGCACGACTGGACGAGCCACCCCAGCGATGCACTGATGACCTTCGGGCTCTGGTTCACCGACCAAAAGGGTATTGTAGGGCGCCCCTCTCAAGTGCAAGGGCGTTCGGCCGAAGTGCTGGCCCACGATCCTCGCCGCCTGCGCGATATCTTCGCGCAGCACCAAGCTAAGCGAAAAGGAGCCTTCGGCTGATGGAAACCAACCAAGAGCAGCGCGATGATCTGGCCGGCGTTGTCGTCGACCGTTATCACCGTGCGAAGGAGTATCGCGAGGGGCACATCGTCCATCAAGGCAAGAGCTTCGAGACCCTGATCCAGCGCGCGGAGCACCAGTACCGCCGCGAGTACACGAATGCCGACGCGGCCGAGATGACCGATGCGTTCGGCTTCTGTCCGACGCGCTATCTTGGCATCGTGCAGCAGAAGGTCAACGCCACGCAGGCGTGGACGAACGATCTGGTCGTGAACAACCTCGACTCGATGTTCACCGTCACCCCCTCGCCGAACCCGACGCTCGACAAGAAGAGCCTCGACCGCATCCGCCAAGGCGTGCGCGACGAGCTGCGCATGCGCATGGCGAACGCCGGGCTCGCCGACCCGCAGTTGCTGCTCGATGTCGACGGCAAGCCGGCCGCGCGCATCGAGAACTTCCTGCTTGAGCAGACCCGCGCGCTGAAGCAAGTCGAGCAGTCGCGCATCGTGGCGCTGGCTTCCAGCTCGGCCAAGATCGTGCAGGCGACCATGCGCGACCTGATGATCCAAGGCAACTTCCGCCAAGCGTTCTCGATGTACACCTTCGACCGCGCGCTCCATGGTATCGGCATCATGAAGTTCCCCGACTGGCGCCGGAAGCCGCTGCTCTCGCACAACCGCGGCGGTGGCGCGAAGCTCACGTGGCAGACCGTGCCGTGGTTCCGCCATATCCGGGTCAAGGACTTCTATCCGATTGCCGATGCCATCGACTACCAGACCAACACCGGCAACACCGAGTTCACCTACGTCACCAAGTCCGAGCTGATCAACATGGCTCGGCAGCAGCACTACATTCGCTCCGAAATCGAAGGGATCATCGAAGACCACAACTACAAGACCCGCAACTGGATCGACGGCGAGGGGCAGGATGACCAGTGGTGGTCGCTGGACGAGACGATCCCGCTGCTGATCCACGAAGGCTTCTTCAGCGGCGACGAGCTGCGCGAGTACGGCATCACCGGGCTGGATTCACTGGACTACGTGTCGGCGCACATCGAAGTGTGCGGCGGCCGCACGATTCGCTGCCAGCTGATCGGCATGCCGGACGGCGCCTCGGAGCGCAGCTACTTCGCTGCCCCGTTCCACAAGATCGGCGACAACCTGTACGACGCGCTCGGCATGGGCGCGATGCTGTGGGACAGCGAGCAGCGCGTGAACCGCATCATGCATCTGTTCGAGCACAACATCGACTGGGCTTCGCGCCCGCCGATCATGGCCAACCCGAACGTGTTCGAGAACCCCAGCGATTCGCGCAACATCGTGCCGGGCGGCCAGTACAACGTCGAGGATCGCTTCGGCACTTCGGCCGCGATGCCGGAGCCGATTCGCCCCATGCACGCGGTCTCGGCCCAGTACCACCTGCTGCTGACCCAAGTCGGCGCGATCCTTCGCCAAGCGGACGAGGACTGCGGCATCCCGGCGTTCGCCTACGGTGCGCAGGACTTCGGCAAGTCGTCGCTCGGCGAGTACAGCCAGCGCATGACCAACGCCCTGCGCACGATCAAGCAGGCCGCGCTGAACGAGGACATCTACTTCATCGAGCCAGCGTTCGGCGGCCTGTTCAACCACCTGATGACGACCGAGAAGGACATCGCCAGCGGGCAGGACGTGAACGTCATGGTGCGCGGCATGACCGGGCTGCTGCAGGAAGACCAGCGCATCCAGCGCCAGCAGGGCGTCTTGCCGCTGCTGCTCCAAGCCGCTGGCCCGCCGCAGCCCGGCCAGCAGCCGGTTGTTCCTGAGATGGCAGTTCGCTATGCTGTCCGGCAACTGCTCGATCAGGCGGGGTTCCCCGTGGATGCGCTTGGAATGAGTGATCCCGAGATCGACAACGCCCTCGCAATCGCCGCGGGACAACCGCTACCCGGTGCAACGCCGGGTGGGCCGCAAGTGCCGAAGATCGATGGGCGCAGCGGCGCGGGTGCTATCGCCAATACCGCATCACCTTCAGGCGCGTCGCCCATCTCCATCCCTGCGCCATCCTTTTAAGCCGGAGCTTCGAGCATGAATGTTCTGATCACCAACAATACGCTGACCGGCATCTCCCAGCCTTTCGATGTTGAAGGCCAATTGACGGTGTTTGCGTTCGGGTTGACCCCGACGCAGCGTGTTTCTTTCTGGATCGTCAAGATCAGCAGCGCAGCGACTGCAGGCTGTGGCTGCCCTCCCTATGTTCCGCAGCTCCCGGGCATCGAAGAAGAAACCCCCTACGAATGCTGCAACACCCCAGTGATCCTCACTGCGGATCGGCCGTGGGTGATCATCGATTCGCCACAAGGCGCCAAGATCATCGCCAAGCTCGAAGAACTGGTGGACGACGAGTGGGTTCCTGTCGCCCCGCCGAACGGGCAGGTGGTTTACTGGGACACGAGCGCCACACCGAATGTCACCGACTGCATGCGCGGTTGCAGGTGCGAAGACATCACGTGGACGCCCACCGGGTTTTCGGCGTGCGACCTCGCTGAAGGCGTGGTGCGCATCGAAGAAGTGAGCAACTGCGGAACGAAACGCTGGACAGAGTGTGGTGAGATTCAGTGGGTGCCGACGGGGAATGCGTTTTGCACCGACATGGCCATCGACGAAGACGATTGCCAGATCGACATCAGCGCCTTCGAAGACGGCCCGGGCTACTACGTGGAGATGCGCAACCAGTGCGGCAACACCCGCTGGCAGTTCGTATGCGGCCCGGACAGCCCGTCCTACTACTCTGCAACCGGCGTGGTGCGCTGCGAAGGCGAGTTCTGGTTCGAGCAGGTGACCAACCCCTGCGGCCGTACGCTGTGGCGCAACGGCGGCGAGATCGAATGGCAGCCCACCGGCAACTTCCGCTGCGCAGGTAATTTCATCGAGATCGAAGAGCGCAGCCAGCCATGTGGCACGGTGCGCT